CCCGCATAACCCGGATCCATCCAGAGGTATACAGGTTCTCCAACCGACCATTCGGCATCATTGCTGACATGAATGTCGGGTCTGAAGTCTCCAAACACCAGTCCCTGCGGTGGTGTGGGTATTCCCTCGATGCGTTCCATAAAGAACTCATCGGATGCCATGCTCTTTAGTCTTAAAATCTCAGGATCAAGCTTGCCCCCGGGATAAAGATGCTTGTTAGAGTAGCTCGGCAGGGAGAAACTCTGTTCTTCCTCTGTTCCGTGCTGCCATGTCTGGAATAACTGCGGGTACCAACCCAGCGATCCCTCGAAAGTACCGCCTAAGAACAGCCATCCACGTTTAGGTGCGCACCTACTCCGCATCCTCTGGAAGCTTTCCATGTCCAACTGGCTTGCCTCGCACCCGATAATACCGTGGGGTGCCCTCATAGCCAGTGTTCTGGGGTCTTTAGCCGACTTGGTCTCTATCCGTGTGCCGTCTGCAAGTACTATCTTGCCGGGATCAACCCTCTTAGATACCTCTGCAAGTACTCCAAGGGTAGCAAAGTCCTGCACAAGGTAGTCGAACTCTGCCCTAGTACGCTCATAGTCAGCAGCCACCAGCCAGTAGAGTCCCGGCTCCTCGTTTTCAAGGAACCTAGAGACAAGATACTTACTCGCAACCATAGACTTGCCTGCCTGCTCACCCCCCGCAACAAGGATAAACCTCTTGCGGCAGGACAGGATAGGCTCCTGCTTCTCTGTCGGGGTAAAGTCCAGCTTCGAGAACAGGTATTCTACTATTCCGGGTTCAGCCAGAGTCGTCATTCTTAGATTTTTTCCTCGTCAGGATACTTTCCACCTGATCGATTGCATCCTTATGGGCCTTTTCGGCATCTGATACCTTGGGATCATCTTTAGATTTTTTCTTGTTATCCCGTACCCACCTCTTCCATTCGACCATCATCTCCTTAACCTCGGAGCCTGAAGTCTGCCCATCCCTGCGGTACCTCTCGGGCCACATGGCATTCAAAAGAGTAATCAACAGCACAGGATTATCGTTAGGTTTCTGGTTCTGCACCCTGCCGATAGCCATGTCCTGCAACATCTCACGGAACATCTCGGTAGCTATCGCCATCTTTATCTTGAAACCGTGGGTGTCGTTCTTTTCCCAGTCGGTAACAGTACTTCTTCCCACGTTAGAAGCAAGACATGCAGCCCGCTTACTACCCGACTCCCCGTATGCAGCAAGAAACGCATCCTGCTTTGCCTCTGTCAGTGAAGTATCCCGCTTTGCTTTCTTAACCAAGGCTTCCTCTCTACTTCCAGCTTAATCCTTCCGCAGCTTTTACACTCCATCACATTCTTATTACCACGTAAAAGCTTTTTCTTGATCCTGAAATCGATACACTTGTGGCTCATATAGTTCCCCCTAGGGCCGATAGGCCATCCCATAATGCCCCCTATATCACTTTTTCTTTCTTAGGCCAAATACCAGTCTCCACGGTAGAGTTAGGGAATTCCTTCTCCTCAAAACATACCTTGCATACCCCTGAGGATAGAGGCCCATTAGGAGATTCCAGTACCCAGTGGTGTAAGTGCTCGGCCCTGTCTGCTTTTACCTTACCTGATCGGTATCCATATATCCAGTCCCTGATGGTCGTGCGGGGAACCCCTAGGAAATTACTAAGGTCACGCTGGGAGTGCCCGGCTAGGTAACCGAGGATGGCTGAAGCAATTACATCGGCGGGGTAACTACGAGATCTGATGCCCATAATAATAAACATTAACATAAATAGTTTATCTTCACACATCCCCCCCCTTTAGGGGGGTGTGTAATTAACTCTTAAGAACTCTTAAAGAAAGAACAGCAAGATTTCATGAAATGTGTAGGTAGTTTCATGAAATGTTTCATGAAATAAGGGGTGGGTTTCATGAAATAAAAAGCCCTTTAAGGAAAAAATTCTGTCACGGGTAGAAGCTTCTATAATAATACCGTGTCAAGACATACCCCCTTCCTCTATTTTTAGCGTTTATGTTAGCCTCCACTTTTTACGTTTATGTTAGGCTCATTTTTGAGTGATTGCCAGATACGATAAACACTCTTAATTCTCTTATAGTCTTGACCTACTCTCTACAGCTATGCTAATTTGGAAGCTGAAATTGTTAATTTAGCAGTCTATAGACTGTAGAAAGTGAGATGAATACAACTGAATATCGAATTGTGATACAGATTACTAAACCCTAAGTCAGTCCGAAGGACTGGAGAAAATGGAGATTGAGATGATAGAACTGAAGACGAACCCTTACAGGGTTCCAAAACTGGCAATTGATACTAACGGAAACTGGACATCGGATATTCCCACCGAAGGCGGGATTGACCCGAAGTACGGAGCATTTTTGAGATTCTCAGAGGCTAATGCAAAGCTGAAAGCTTTGAGGAAAGCTTCGGCAGTGGAGCTAGGAATCCCCGTTGCCAGAGTGAAACTCTGGACGCTAACCCTTCCTGCTGGATGGAGCTGTCCATCTGCTCTCGAATGCAAAGCATTCGCTGACCCGATTACTGGCAGAATTTGGGACTCGCCGACTCTGAAGTTTCGCTGCTTTGCAGCGAGTGCGGAAGCTAGGCCATCAGTCAGGAATGTAATTTGGCACAACTTCAACCTACTCCGTAGGTTGGAACAACTGAAAGACCCAGCAATGGATAGGCCAGTTAGTCACTACGTGACTAAACGAGACCGATACCAAGACCTGATCACAGATAGCATTTACAATGCTATGGAGCGGTTCAAAATCAGGACTGATGACGTAGTCATCATTCGAGTCCATGTCGGAGGGGATTTCTTTAGCAAGTCTTACTTGCTAGGTTGGGCCGATTCACTGCGAGAACTTGACTACGTCAAGGAACAATCAATTGATATGCCAAGGGTCATTGGCTATGCATACTCGAAGAGTATCCGACACATTGAGAAGCTTGGGCTGGATTCGATGCCTAAGAACTTCGTTCTTACGGCAAGCCGTGGTGGAACTGATGACGAGCTGATCGATCGGATCGGACTCAAAGAGTCCGTTGTAGTTGGGTCTCCAGAACAAGCCGAGTCCGAAGGACTCGAAATAGACCATGACGACAGTCATGCTTTGTTCGGTCAAGAGTCCTTCGGACTCTTGATTCATGGGACTCAGCCCAAAGGGACTGAATCAGCCAAGGCACTAAGTGCCTTGAAAGCGAGGGGAATCGATTCAGGGTACTCAAACTAAACACAGCTATGCTGTGAAATATCGAGGTTCGAGGTTCAAAACCTCTGTCTGTTGGATTGCCAACAGTCGAACATTAAACACGCCCTCGCTCCAACTTGGAGCGAGGTTTAAAACCAGCGTAGCTGTAGCCCTGAGAGGGGTATCAGCAGAGACTCTGAACATAGAGAACGGAGCTTTGACCCTGAAGGGGTCACTAAAACTTAGGTGTACACATACAAAATTTAGGAGATGAGATGACTAATTTTGAGGATAGGAAAATAGGTAAATACCATCACGGCGAGCAGATGAAAGTTGTATCCGCACGAATTCCTGTAGATATGTGGGAGCTAGTCAGAGACCACGCCGACAGGAACGGACGGACACTGTCGGAACAGATAGAATTTGCCTTGCTAAATTCAGTACTGCGGAAACGCTGAGAATGACCGTCATTGCTGTTGTAATTGGATATGAGGTGTTCACACCCACTTATAGCCATATGACAGCAATAGAATCGAATCTGTATACACATTGGATTGAGTGCCACGAAAGTGAGGTGATTAGTATAAGACATAGGGTCATGAGCTTTGAACGTGATTACAATCAATTTTTATATATGAATAAGGAGAATGAGAATATGAATGGAATAGTAATGTTTAAAGAAGTGCTCGATGGGATTGATGAGATTGATGGTGTTGTGTGTGTCGGTTGTGTAGGACACGCTGAAGCAGACGGTTGGGAAGTGGACGATGTCATGATGGCTAGCGATGATGTCAGGCTGACCCTTAGAGGTAGGTGCATGGTCTGCAATGAAGGCGTTGAAGGTGGTGGTGTTGAGTGCAAGGTTCTAGATGGCTCAGGCACTGTCAACTGGAGGGATACAGCTTAGAGGAATAATCAGATCAGGAGTGCCAGACCTATTGACATCTGGTCTGGCACTCCCTAGCATAGACATAGGGTGTGCATCTGCACAGCTATAAACCAACTAGTGAAGGAGTAGAGAATGACAGAAGCAGAGATCAGGGACAGGATGACAAAGATCGAGGAGTATCTAGAGACTGAGCCGATCACCTCGAACCATGCCATTAAGTTGGCAGGGGAATGGCAAGGTCTTGGTATGGTTCTCAACCCAGCTAAGTATGAAGGTGCGTGGTCGCTCCTTCATAGAACCTGTGGAATATAGATAGTCCCCTGTCCTGAGTATGACGTTAAACTGCTCACAGATATTTATAAAACCAACTAGTGAACGGAGTAGAGAATGAACATAGATGTACATTTTGTATGTATGGAATGTGGAATCAAGATACCAAGGAAAAGACTCCCCTGCTCTTGCCGTTGCTACGGTGCTAGCCAGAAGTGCCAGAAGTGTAACGTAGCTGTAGCCCTGAGAAGCGTAGAAGACATCCGTCTAACGGCAGATATAAACCAGAAAGGCTTAGTCGATGCATTGAAGGTGGCTCTGTCAGCTATCGATGATGCCATTAATGCAGGGTTAGACCTTGACTCACGTACATGGGACAGCCTTGAGGACGCTGGTGTCAGGGTGAGAAATGAGCTTAATCAATTTCTCCCCTACAGGCCAGTAGGTGATCCTCCATACTGAGGACAATATCAATCCCCCCCCCTAAAGGGGGGATTGAATTGGTCACCTGAATTAACAGGTCTGATGAGGGTGCTTCAGGCATCCAGAAACCAACAAGCGAAGGAGATGAGATGGAAATTATTATCAGGGATATGCAAGAGGGTCAGCGCATTGATGACGCTATGGCTCGATCAGAGTGGGGTGTTGTCAGGGAAATACTGGCAACTCTTCAAGCTCGTCAGGAC